TTTTATCCCCAATCAGGTAGTATACATCTAAAGCATCTACAGTGCTTACAAACTTCTATAGGACCATTCTCTTTGTCAACTTCTTTTATTAAAGGAGTACCACAGTGAGAGTCATGTCCACAGTTATTGCACTTATTTACGACCCGCTTTACCACCAGACCGCCTACGTACTACACCACCTTTAGAACGATACTTAGTATTCTTACCTACTTTACTACCGCTCATGCGTTTAACAACACCGCCCTTAGACATGTATTTAGTTTTTTTTCTTCCTTGCACTTTTCTTCTCCTCATTATAAAGATTGTTAAAAGTTAAATTAGGATTCATATAACTACTATCTATCTCTGCCGAATGTATATACTGACTTGGTGCAAAGTCAGGTGCGCCCTCTCCAGTAACCCACAAAGCGGGATTAGTAACTCTAACTCTATTGTTAGGAAGTGCTATGATGTTTCCTGTATATGGTCCCGCATCTATAAGCTCTAACACATGTGACTGTTTGTGTTGTGCAGGATCGTCTGATATATAACTATCTGTGTAGTCTACAGTAAACATATATCTTCCTGTATAAAACTCTCCATCTATTTTACATAACCAAGGACTTGAAGATACTCTGTCCATAACAATGATAGCATGGTTTCTTGAAGAACAATCCCACGGCTGGGCTAAATGTGTCTGCATTAGTTCAGGCCACTCTTCTAGTACTGTGTCTGCTACCAATGCTGTGATTGGAAGTCTGGCCCACATTGCACCGCCATGTATATTTTCATCTTCATCGCAACCTGTAAACACAACATTAAAACTTAAACATCTATCTGATATTGTGTTTACTGCTATTGCTAGTGCATGTAAATATTCTCCTTGATATTCTTGGTGGTTATTTGTAAATTCTTTTCGTACCCAACATTTAAAATGTGGTATGTTTGAAGCAAGATATGCCAAAGTAGTTTAACACCTCCATCGTTTTCTAGCTTGCCTTAATCTGCTATTAGGGTTCTTAGCAGCTTTTGGAAACTTTTTCATTTGTCCAGCAGACCTAGCACAATAACTCTTACGTCTAGCTGCCCTAGTCTTACTAGGTTTCTTTTCCGTTACAGCCGTCTTGAGTTTTGAACCAGGATTCTGTCTCCTATATTTACGAACCCCCGCTACAGTCATACCAGCACCAGACTTGGTAGAACGTTTACCGCCCCCACCAATTGTAATGCCTGACATATTACTTCTTTTTCTAGCCATTAACGAACAGCACCATATCCTCTAAGAGCCGCACCTACACCAGCACGACCTCCACTTTGACGCTTTACCGTAGGCATCTGCATACCAGCCATTTCTTTTTTAGTTATGCCTTGATATACAGATTTACGATTTGCAACTGGCGCACTTAATTTAATTTTCTGACCTACACGAATTTTATTTGGGTCTTTAATACTAGGATTAGCAGCAAGAAGTGCTTTAAGAGTTGTTCCAGCTTTTTTAGCAATCTGTGAAAGTGTATCTCCAGACTTAATAGAGTATGATGTAACTTTAGGCGTAGGCTTACTAACTTTAGGTGTAGGCTTACTAACTTTAGGTGTAGGCTTAGTAGCTTTAGGTTTAAACTCAGAACCTCTGGGCGTAGTTTCTTTAATTGGTTTACGTTTAGATTTAAACTCAGAACCTCTAGGTGTAGTTTCTTTAATTGACTTAGGCTTAGTCATAAACTTTCTAGGATCACCACCACGGCCTCCACTACTTACCAACTTACGTTTAGGCGTAGGCTTACTAACTTTAGGTGTAGGCTTAGTAGCTTTAGATTTAAACTCAGAACCTCTAGGTGTAGTCTCAGTAATTGATTTAGGCTTAGTCATAAACTTTCGTGGATCACCACCACGGCCTCCACTACTTACTGGTTTACGTTTAGATTTAAATTCAGAACCTCTAGGTGTAGTTTCTTTAATTTTTTTTCTACGTCCTAAATCAGAACCTCTTGGTGTGTTTACCATAACTCTTTCCTTCCTATTTTTACTTGGTGGTTTACTAACTTGTTGTCGGATGCTTGCTCTACTAATCATAGGTAGAGTCTACAACCTGCCCACCTGTCATACGATAAGTAATCTTACCACCATATTTTGCTGGTTTAACATTATCTTTACGTAATATTTCAAAATCCAATCCAGTAATTTTACCATCTTTATTTGCATCAAGTTTTTCTTGTTTACCTTTAAGACTCATTAGCTTGCTCCCTGTGTTATAGTGTTAGGACCGCCAGCAGGAGAAGCTGCAACAGCCATATCATCCTGTCTAGTACGCCTTGCTTGGTTACGTAAAGCCCCTACAGCAGCAGTATACTGTGCTTGCCATACGGGTAGAGTAGTCCAGTCTTTATTAAACATAGTTGCTTCCATCATGCTACCATAGAAGATAGCATCATAGCAATACTCTGTAAAATAATTTGAGGTTGTCACGCTTGTCCCTGTAGCAGAAGCAAGGGCTAGTGGTTGAGATGCTGTTTGTATTTCAGCCGTAATTACTGAGACTGGTGTGGGTACAATTTTAATTGTTGAATTATTCTTACGTGTGTAATATCGTGGTGTGCCTGTAGATGCACTAACAGGCCAATAATCATTTACATATTCTACAGTACGAGGTAGTAAATTAGTTACACTCGTTCCACTACTTGTTTTAAAGTTAATGTTTCTAACAAGCCTAACACGATCATTAAGACTAATAGCACTAGCATTACCAGACGAAACAGATACAGTAGTATATTCATCTAGTCCAAAATCATCTAGCTCTTTTACCAGACGAAACTCAGCCTTCTGAATAAACTTAGGAACTTGATTAGAAAACTCAGTCCCATCATTCTCGGAAGTATTGATGATGTCTGTTTTAAGATCGCTATAGTTAGGCATGTTAGCCTACATATAAAGTAATAGTTGGAGCCATAGCTGCTGCGCCTGATGTAGAAAGACTTACAATACCATGAACAGCAACGCCCATGTCACCAATGTAAGCATCGTTAGAATCTGTAGCACCTACCCTGTAGCGAATAGCGTTACCCTTGGCAGTCTTATTAGTAATCTGTTTACTACCTGAAATAGCAATGTCACCTACAATAGTAGAATAAGCATGTACAGCAATTATACGAGTGGTTGTAGGGGTAGGATTATCACTACCACCTTCAGAACCTAATGTAACAGTAGGAGTATCTACATAACGAAACCCAGTTATGATAGCTCCATCACTACTTACATTCTGTGCGACTTTTATATTAGATGCCATAATATCTCCTTTGGAAGAATGGGAGAGTAGCGTTAACTACTCCCCCACTTTCACCATTAGGTTCCAGCACTTCCGAAGAAGCCACGCCAGTCAGATACACCGAAGCTATAACGCTCCCGTGCCTTAAAGCGCAGGTTGCCAGTATCAAAGTCTGGCTCCATCTTCGTTTGAAGAGGAGAACGGACAAACATTTTTGTACCATTAGGAACATCAGTCTTAATGAAATACGCATTGGTATCCGTAAAGCGACGATTGATAAAGTAACCTTCAGGAAGCATACCCATGCTTCGGGTTACGTTGATTGCGTTTGTATTCGGGTTAGCCGAAGCAGCACTCGTTTGAGTGTTACCAGGACTGGACAGAATACGACCAGCAATCGCCCAAGAGTCAACAGGTACGTGCAACGACACCGCACTTGCACCAATGAGAATACCACGATCATCTTCCATTTTCTGGATGCTCGTAAGCGCAGTCTCAAGAGTAGCTTCCGTCAGGTCAGCAGCCGCCAAAAGGTTGGACTGATTTCCGTCTGAAATTGTGGGGTGTGCAGCAGAGAAGAACGCCGCTCCGTCACCAATAGTATCAGAGAAACCATTGTTGAACAAATTGGCAGCTTTCACTTGCTTGGTATTCGCCATCGCACGGGCAAGACCCCTAGCACGAATTTTAGCAAACGTGTCATAGAGATTGTCTTCCATTGCTTCTTCCGTTACAGCAAAGGCAAGAGCAACCGTCTCGTGTGAGTAACGAGCCGTGTAGCTTTCTTGCGCTCCGTCATAACTTACAGAAGCACCTTCACCCTTAGTCGGGGCAGTACCAAATCCAGTGAAAAGTACTTCTTCTTCAAAAGCACGATCTGAATTTTCTACATCATACAGAGAAGCATGTTCATCGTTAACTTCTCCATACTCCATTCCAAAAACAGCATTAAGCCCAGGAAGGAGTTGTTTGCTAATACTAGCTCTATTAATAGCCATAATAAATCCTCCCTATTATGCTGTTGATGCCGTAGCCGTTACAAAACGGTCACGGTGATGGTTGAGCCATACTTCTACAATTGGATAGGCATCAGAATCCACTTCGTCAGGAAACTGAGCTTTACCAACTACACGAACAGCAGCCGCTGCTTCCGTACCAGACGCACCGTCTAGATAGTAGCTGGACTGACCTGTAGTCGTGCTGCCCGAAGAGGCAGTAGAACTAACAGTTACGTTGTAGTTTTTAACAGGAAGCAACTCTGCCACTGAAAGTGAAAGAGAGGCTTGAATGTAATATGTCTGATCTGGATCAGTAATTACAAAAAATTTAACGTCCGTGGCACTCGTCCCTCCAGGCCAATACCTAGAAAACTTCTGCTCTCCGTTCTCAACATATTGGCAACCCATGAATACGCCTGACGGCTTGAGAGTTGCTGCAATGTAGGGGCTAATCGTAGTAAAGTTAGCACCTGGAAGAACAACCGGATCACCCGTAAAAATACTGTTCGTAGGAGAACCAGTCATTCCAGTAGAAGTTAGCGCAATGGTATCGGTAACAGCTTCGTTATTGTAACCTCCACCTTTTTTACGAGCGGGAATGAAACCACGAAATGCTTTAGTAGTAGACATGTTTCATCTCCTTAATTATAGAAGTCAGTCCTGAAAAGAGGTCTGCCTTCCTTTTGTTGTAACAGAACGACTAGAATTAGTTACAGGCATGTTAGCTAAACGAGAATCAGAATTACCCATCAGTTGATGGTTAACAGCATCCATCATATCGTTAGCTTTCTTTTCATAGTATTTATTTCTAGCCGCAGCTTTTTTGGCTGGCATTTTGGCTAGAGCAAGATCAGCCCTATTTACTGTGCCTTCATACCGTCCACCCTCTCTCACGAAAGAGGTAGTAGCCAACTCAGGTACTTCTTCAGGAGAAACAAACACCCAGCCTTCTTGCTGACGCTTGCCTACATTTGTGTAGTCATCCTGACCGTTAAAGGAGACTCGTATCCAACGTAAAGCCAAACCTTCAGATGCAAAGCGTTCTTTAACAGGCTCTGGAATCTCAAGGGCATTAGGCTCTTCAAACGACCATTCTTCTTCTCGTTCTAAATTTTCTCTTTGGTTACTATTACGTGATTCATTTCGTGACATGTTTTTCTCCCACGCTTATATAATGTTGGTGTACTCACCGTCAGCGGAAGTTACTTTTAACTTCTCTGCGGCGTACTGTTCAAGAGGTATCCCCCATTTGTTCGCAAGTCTTACGTCTTCTTTAGAAAGTTTAACTTTTGAACGAGAGTTCTGAGACGAGCGTGAAGCCCCAGAGACCACTTGAGAAGGTTGAGGCGTGTTTTCCTCCACACGGACTGAAGAACCTCCAAAAGCTTTTTCCAAGCGTTTGTCAATTTCTTCATAAAATTCATTATCATTTGGATTATATCCTTCTGATTTAAGTTCTGCATCAAGAGCTAAAGCAGCAGCAGTCTTAATAGTATCTTCTCCAAACCAGTTATTTTGTTCTGCCCACTCTTGAGCTTTAACATCAACAGCAGTAGATTGAGGTTGCTGTTGTACTTGTGGTTCTGGTTCTGCTTCTTGTGCTTCAAGTTCTTGCTGTTGTCTTGCTGCATTTACTTTCAT